AGGCATTACTTCGCCACCTTTGTTGTACATCATACGACCACCCTTCATCATTTTCTTTTTAGCCATACCACCATACATCATTTTTTCTTTTTTATTTTTTCCGTACATATTTATATCCTTGTAAAAAGAGGAGGAGTCCGAAGACTCCCCCAATTTTAATGCTTAGTCGATTCCGTAGAATGCACCTACTAAGGCTTCGTCTCTAAGTACTTTCGCACCATAGACATGAAGACCTCTAACAATGTCACCAAACGATGTTGGGTCTCTCAACACTTCTGTTGAAAGAATTGTATTAGCAGTTGCAGTAGATGACATGTGACCTGCCAAACATTTTCCTGCAGCATTAGATGTTGCAGCAATGTTGTTTGATTTGTACATATCAAATCCACGTAATTTTCCACTTGAAACTAAACCATTTCTAATAGAACCTTGTCCACCATTAAAGTCGACAGATAGTAATTTAGAAGATGATTGCCCTAGCACTTCGTAGAAGTCAGGACTTGCAACAAACCATCTACCCTCTTCAGGTACATTTTGTTCGTCTAATAGTCTTGACATTCTAGCCATAAGGTCTAGAGGGTCAGTTTCAGAACCACCACTACCAATGTCAGCAGCACCAGAGCCATCAAAGACTCCTGCAGCTAAATCAGTTGCACTGTCAGCACCTAATACGTGATTAGGCGATGAAGCAGATAATCCTGCAAACATAACAGCAAGAACTGCAGCATCATATGAATCTTTCAATGCATATGCAGCAGAACTAGAAGCTATTTCTTTGAAGTTGACATGTGACATATTAGTTTCAATATCATCTACGATGAATTTGAAAGCTTTAGCACTATCAACAACCAAAGTAATCTCTTGGTCTGTTAGTCTTGTTTCTGTGGTATCGCTATTTCTTGTGTAATCTGACACTGAAATAACGGGTTCTTTGATAATCTTTACTGAGTCTCCGAATGAGGATATCTCACCGGCATAGTCGGTGTTAGTAATAGCTTCAATTACCGAGGCTTTTCTAAAAAAGTTTAAAACCTTTTTAGAGTAAACCGAAGGTAAAAAGAAACTATTAGTTTGTCCTGCTACGGAGTTAGCAAAGTTAGCATTTGTATCCGTTGAAGGTTCAAAAAATTGAGCCATGATACTTTCTCCTTTGTTAAGTTATAGTTTATTTTGTGATTCTGCCTTCTTGCATAGCATCTGATATTTCCTTTTCGTATTTATCAAATTCTGCCATACTCAATGCAGCAATCTCCCTTTCTGACCAAACCTTCTCTTGCTTTGTATCTACACTAGTTGTTTTAGTGGAGACCATATCAGCAGCAGATTGTCTAGTCGGTTTAGAATTTGACTTCTTCTTTTTAGAAGCTTCAATTCCAAAATCTTTTTTAAACAAATCAAGAGCACGAGAAGCTAAATCAGCATCATCAGTATTTCCTGTTATCCATTGTTGAATAGACTCAGGCTGTTCCCTAGTCCAATCTTGAAAGGTATCGCTATTTTTGATATCTTCAAAATCAGGATGATTATCTGCTAACCTTTTTAAAGCATCACGTTGTGATATTTCTTGCTCTCTTTGTTGGAGTTGACTAAGACGTTCTTCTAGAACTTTTGCCTTAGATTCACTTTGTAAGTGAGCCACAGTTTCTACCACTTCGTAAACATCAGGATATTCATTTTTAAATTGTTCAAGTTCTTCTGGAGATTTAGGAGTATTATATTCAGTTCTATTTTTAGTAGCTTCTTCTAATAACTCTTGTTCTCTAGACTTAAATTCATTAAGTTTAGTATCATAATGTTTCTTTAAATCATCATATCGTTTTTTATAGTTAGGACGTTTGTAAGGTTTATCCTCACCTACTTCCTGTTCTATTTCTTCTACACTTTCAGGTTCAGCATTAGCTTGACTTTCAGGTGCAAAAAATAAACTATCTGATGATACAAAAGGTTTATCTTCTATCTCATGCCATTCTTTTTTTGCATTATAAGGATTGGCTTCTTCTTCTTTTAAGACTTGTTCAGTCATTTTCTATCTCCTACTCAGGGCTTCGTTCACAAGGTAGCTCTATGTCGACTAGAGGGCTTGTTTGTAAAGGTAGCCTTTCGGTTATTATTTAATAGAGTGCCTAGTTTTTAGGGTAGCTCTATTGATTATTAGCTTCTTACGTGTTTTTGATTTGGGTCGAGCATCATTCGTTTTTTAATCTCATCTCCTACAATATCTTTTTGTTCTTGCCTTGCAGCAAGAGCAGACACTGTAGGTCTTGAAACTCGAATGTTTTGTTGTTGTGCAGCTTGCACTGGCATTTCAACACTCTCTTCTTCAATCTCTCCACCTTCCGCTACTTGTTGTCTTCCTTCTGCATTGGCTTCTGCTTCTTTCATCATAGCTTCTAAATTATCAGCTCCGATTTCTTCAGTTGCTTTTGCAGTAAAGACAAACTCCCCATCCGATAACCTTGCAGGTATCGAATCGGATACTCCAGAACCCGGACCATTAACTGGTCCAGACCCTGCGAATTCTGTTGCAACGTCTATTACCTTATCAAATATTAATGATAGTTTATCGTTGCTTTCTAATTGTTCCATTAAGAAGTCTTCTTCTTCTTCATCTAGAGCTTCATCTAATATAAAGTCTAGGTAATCACTTTCCATAGTTTCATCTGAAACCATAGGTTCTTCCATGGGCATTTCTTCTTCCATAGGAATACCTTCTTCACCAAGCATCATTTCCATTTGAGAATTTATATTTCCACCTTCTGCTTTACTATCTCTAAAATCCCTTCCATCATAAAGTTCAGCTCTAGGATACATTCTTGGTTTATTTTTTTGTTCTTTTTTATCTTGCATGATATGAAGTCTATGTATTTGAGAAATTAAATTTGCTGATTTATCTGTAAGACTTCCTTGTGTAATTCTATCATCTAAAATTTTATTAAAATCTTTTTTGTTATCAATAGAAGCTTTTAAAATTTTATCTCTTTCTTTATTTAACTCAATTATTTCTTCTGTTAAAAATTCATTGTCTCCTGTAGGGTCTATATAGCGTTTAGCACCACCACCTTCATTAAAGACTCCTCTTCCTTTAAGAACATCAGCTTGTGTAACTTTGCCGTCACCTGTTAAATCTGTTAATTTTTTCTTAGCCATTATGATTCCTGTCTATTAATTGCTTCTATTACTTCATCCCTCAACTGCTCTAGGTGTACCACTAAACGTAGTTTCCCCTGACTGCGGTACATCTCCTGTTCCGATGTTGCCCCCACCAGTGCCTGTACTTCCAAGGCTTTGAGGTTCTTGAGGTGCTCCACTAGAGGCTCCCATGTTTCCGGGTTGTTGACCAGAAGGGCTAGGCTCTTCGCCTGTTGTTTGTTGAGCATTTTGCATTCCTATAATTTGTGCCATCATTGCAGCTTCTTCAGGGTCATTGAGTATTTCATCAGGGTCTAAATCTAAGCTGTAGGCTAGTTCACTTACAAGTTTAGAAATCTTAACGAAAGGAGCAATAGCAGGACTTTGTGCAGTTTGTAAGAACATAGTCAATCTTTGTGACCTTACTTCTTTTTGCATCAAGCTATTTGTTCCAGTTGCTCTAACTTCTAAATCACCTTTAACATCAAGACCGCCTTCAAAGAACTGCATGTTCCATTGGAAATAAGATTCTCCTAAAGGCTTTAATAAAAAATCATCTAAGTTTTTTATGACTGTTTTAATGTTTAAACTAGATGCACCTAATAACATAGACATACCTGAGGCAGTTCTTGTCATACTTTGTACACCTGTTTGTCCATGAGAATAACTAGGTATGCCTGTCTGTTCGTCTGCAAGTTGTCTAAACTTGTCAAACATCATCATGTTTTCTGGAGCAGTATTAGGAAACTTTAATCCATATATAGACTGTCCCGGCATCCCTGCTTGTCTTCTAAAGACTTTTCCGGGATATACTTCCATTGATTGTCCACCTACTAAAGCAGACTCATCTACATCAAAAACAAGAGAACCTGCTAATGCTAAGTTATCAATAGCCATTCTAGCATGTCCATTCATTATCTGTTGAGAATCATCCATGTTCTCAGCTACACCAATACCAAAGAAGTTGTAAGGATTTCTTTCGTAAGGGAATGCATTGTAAGGTATACGATACGGAGTAAATGGATTAATTACTGCTCTAAGTAATTTATCTCCACACACCCATGCGTTTATTTGTACCTCGTCTAAATCATCTATATCATCTTCTAGCTCTATACCAACTTCACGAGCATACTCTGCATCCATGATTCCCCAGTATTCAAGAACTTCAAAGTTACTTGCATAGCTTTCATCACTTCTATTATCGTCTTTTAATTGACTTTCAAAATCTTTTTCAACATAGTTAGCTCCCATTTGCAAACAACTACGTATTGCTTCTTCATCAAAGTAAGGCATGTTTCTTAATTGCCTTAGTTGACTTTTGTTCATTTTGTGTCTATGAACTATGTACTCACATTCTTCAATATTTGTAGCAGAAGGGTCAGGATAAAAATCCCAACAACTAACAAACTCTATGCGAGGTACTCTTACTTCTAATGGATTATAGTTTCTTTCGTCTCCTTCTGAAGACCATTGATGTAATTTTTTATTAAAGTTAAATGGTCCTTTAACTATTCCTGTACCTAGTAAGGCAGATTCTAGTAAAGCATTTCTTATTTCAGCAGAACCATTTGATTCTTCTATCTGGTCGTGAATAAGTTTTTCCATACGTCTTGCAGCTTTTTCTGCAGGACTAATCTCAGGAATATCTGGTATAGCTGATAGACCTGATGCAAGCATATCATTTGCTTGTTCTTCTATACTCTCTACTTTATTGTAAGTAGCTCCTGCTCCCAGTACTCTTCCATCCCCTTCAAAGCCAACATCAAATGGGTCAGCAACATTGCCTCTATTCTCATCTGTTATTTCTATACTAGGAGTAGGATTTTGAGTATCTAGATATGCGTTTTCTTTTTCGCCTTCAGGTAGTTTAGTTTCTGAAATTCCTATAGGAAACTTACCTGTTCCAAAAATAACATCTACTAACTGACCGAACGCAGCTAGTACTTTTGTTTTAGTTATCTTTACAAAGATACGAGACTTTTCTGAGTCTCTAAACTTAACTGAATTTTTATAAAGACCTCTATAGTTTTCATATGCCTTTAACCAACGAGTCTCATCAGTTTGTCTAGCATCTTCTGCTTGAGCATAGCGACCATTAATAATACCAACAAGATTCTGTTTTTGGTCTATTTCTAAATTTAAAGTTTTACCTGATTCCCCTTCTACGTCTTCGTAGATGTTGTCAGCATTTAAAAATGTATTATCGTTTTCTGCCATAAATATTAATATCCAAATTCAGAATCAGCAGGTTTATACATTTCCCTTTTAAAACCTCTCATTCTTTCTAATGGGTTTTCCATACGTGGTCTACTCATTATCATATATCTTAACGCATCATATGCGTGGTCCGAGGCATGTGTATCCACATCCTCTGGATTTGTTTTTGATAACGGAATACTTTGTAACTCTCTTATTAAGTTAGGACAAGTATTAAATATTTGCAATTTTGGTCTTCCGTTTTCTCTTACTTTTAAATACTCGTGTATTTGAATTTTACCTTGAACACGATTCTTATCTGCTCTTCTTAACTTGTGTCCTGCTTTTAAAAGCTCTTCACCTACAGTTGGTCCAGTCGTTCCTGTGTTAGCCCACGCTGCAGTATCCAATACACCATTTACGGAGAACGGGTCTTCTATCTCCATATCGGTTATTATAGCACCTAATTCCTGTCCTGTCAAGCCTTTTCTGTACAATTCACGATAAATAATCAAAGTATTGTCATTTATGTCTAGTATTCCCCACAAACAACAGCTTTCAGAAGCGTAACCATAATCAATTCCTTTGACTCTTTCCCAGTGTACAGGTAAAGCAAAAGGAGGAATAACATGACTAAGTGGGTCAAACTCTACAAAAGCTGCTCCTTCTGCTACGTCCCAGTTACCTTCTAGTAATTGTCTACGTTGTATTGGAGGCAAAGATTTTAACATCTGTTCATAGATACCATCTCTAGCCAAGTATGGATTGTCTGCTAATTTTGCAGGTATAAACTTTCTAGTTAAGCCATCATTTCCTAAGAAACTTCTATTAGAATCATTAGGCTGTATGTATCTATTTTTTACCCAATGAGAACCTACACCACCGGGGTTTGCTGTACAACGCAAGTATGTTTTAATTTCAGGGTCTGTAGTCCTTAAACGAGAGGCTAAGTAGTTCCATGAAAACTCTGTAGGTAGATGAGTAATTTCATCGAAGCCTATCCAACTATATGCTTGTCCTTGATAACGATATACATCTGCATCTCTTTCTAAGAAACCAAACTCAACCTTTGCTCCGCTAGGAAAGTTCCAAAGCTTCTCAACCTCTCTAAACTTAGCTCCCGGAAATGCTTGAGGATAAAGCTCACGAGACTTGTCAATCATTTCTCGTAGTTCAGGCATAGACCTTCTAAGTATTAAGGCTCGGTGTGCAGGTCGGTGTGCGTATCGTAGAGGGTCTACTATCATTGCATAACTTTTACCACCACCTGCAGCACCACCATATAAAACATCTTTTTCATCTGCAGCTAAGAACTCTGTCTGTGGTCCTTCATTAGGATGAAAGATAACTTTAGAGTTTCTAATAACTTCTTGTACTGACGGAGCAACGGACTCTAAGTCTTCAGATGTTACAATATTACTGGTAGTAGACTCCGTTGCTTTTTTAATTACTTCTTTTTCTTTTTTTAATCTAGTTTCTTTAGCTAGTATTTTTTCTTTAGCTTTTTTTATTTCTCTTTCTTTTTTAGCTAAAGCCATCTTCCGCTTTTGTTCAGCAGAGTATCTATATTTACTTGGGGGTGGAGGGGGCTCTAGTTTCTTTATAATCTTAGATAGACCTACATGACTAATAGACCTACCTGATTCTTCTGAAAGTTGTGTAGCTGCTTCTCGAAGTGTTAGACTTTGTTCTTGTACAAGCTTAATAAACTTTGATAAGCTATCTTGTTGTGCAGGTATAGGTTTGACATATCCTTTTATTTCGGATAGTTCATAACCAAAAGGGACTGTAGACCCTTTCTTTTTTATATAGCCATTCATGTCTGGTTGTGTTGTCTATGAGATACTTTAGTTTCCCAGTCTTCAATAGCTTTAGTGATGCTGTCTTCTGCTAAAACAGAACAGTGTAGTTTAATTGCAGGTAACTCTAAAGCCTCTGCAATATCTTTATCTTTGATAAGCTTTGCTTCTTTTATTGTTTTACCCTTTAACATATCTACAAACAAAGTAGAGGATGCTATAGCAGAACCACAACCATAGGTTTTAAACTTAA